CCATTCAGTGCCTGGACAAAAAGGGCTTCCGTGGCACTCGTTCCAATCGCCAAGCTCGTATCCGCATCAGAATTATCATCATATATCGTGACATCGCCAGCGGTGACTACCAGTGTAGCGGTGCCAGCAGAAAGCGTGAGATTATTATTGCCTGATGTATCGATGGAGGTCGCAGCGTCAAAGGATAGGGTTGTTGCATCAGACTCAATGGTCCCAGCATCCAGTGACATGGTAGCACTGCCACTGTCTATCGTGATTGCATTGTTTCCACTGGTATCGATGCTAATCGTTGAATCGAAAGATAGTGTAGTAGCGTCCGATTCTATGGTTCCACCATCCAGCGTCAGGGTAGCCGTACCTGCATCTACCGTGATTGCATTATTCCCACTCGAATCAATACTTACGCTTGAATCAAATGACAGCGTGGTAGCATCGGACTCTATCGTGCCAGCATCTAATGACAAAGTTGCTGATCCAGAATCTATTGTGATTGCGTTATTGCCACTTGAGTCTATCGTAGCAGCTGCATCAAACGATAATGTCCCTGCACCTACGCTAAGAGCTTGTCCACTATCACCGATCTTGTCTGTGTAGACGTTCGCCCATCGTACGCTGCTCGTACCCAGATCATCCGTAGAATCAGTATCAGAGACTATATTGCCCCCCACCGTAGTTACTCCACTCACGCCCAATGTGCCGATACCGCTGACGTTGTTGCTATCATCGATTATTACACCGGAGTTTTGTGCAGTTTTTCCACCCGTGCCATCAAAGCGCATTGTCGCGTTATCAGTGCTACTCCCTGGTCCCTGCACGTCACCCGAATCGATACTTGTCCCGTTTATTCGAAATGTCATACCCGATTCAAGATTAATCCCACTGTCATCCACTGTTGCAATCGCTGCCTCATCGATATGAAAACTCACTTTACCGTGATTAGCAGTACCGGACGCAGTTTTGGTTGTAATTCTAAATTCTTCTAAAGTTTTGTTTGACGATCCATTTAGCGATTCAAAAAAAGCTGCTTCACTAGCACTCGTCCCCATTGATACGGCTACATCAGCATTATTGGCATCGTGATATACCGTGACATCAGAGGATTTTACTGTGAGTGCCTGACCCGTATCGCCAATAGCATCGGTGTATACGTTAGCCCATCGAACCGATGTTGTGCCAAGATCGTCTGTGCTATCTGTATCCGAGACAATTACACCCCCAACCTTGAGGCCCGTGGTAGGTGCAGTATTGTTGTCTGTTGCTAATCCACCACGTATCCGCACATCGTCCGTGCCATCCTGTATGTCGATAACTGTAGCATCGGTCCCACTTCCATCCGAGTTCGATGTTGTCAGTTCCAGGGCAGTATTAGAGTTATTGTATCGGAGCAGATAATCGGGTGCAGTCCCAAATTTGATGTAGATGTCATCGTTAAAATTCAGCGATGACGATGTGCTCATGGTGTGCACTCCGGTCCATGTCCATGCAGCACTGGTACTCACATTGTCGCTGTTAAGGTTGGCCGAATTTGTATTTGTAATAATGTTGTTGAACTCATTATTTAGATCTGAGGCCGTTAAAGTCTCATTAGCAACAAATGTTTTTACTCTGGTATATGTGCTCATTTTATCTCGCCTTAGATAGCGTTTTTAAGAATGATCCTTCGGGGCTTTGTTCGTCTGCTTGCACATCAGCTACATCTAAATCGTATTGAGTTGCAACACGCTCTAACGCACGATTCATGGGTGTGTTTGGAGGTAACTGCTGTATAAAACTTTTAACTTCATCGGGTAAGGATTTATACCAAAACGCCATCGTATCGTATGATTGACTTATCTTGTTTCGTAAGCCAGGAGGTTTACCTCTGGAGGCGCGAAGGACAATTTCTGATGCTGCTCTTGGGTTATATATCAGCTGAAGTGGAAACGTAGCCACATATGTGAGTGCGCCTGTTAAGACATCCCCTGTTATACCTGCTGCACTGATTGCTGCTAATCCTCTGAGGTATTTGGATATTTCAGCCCGTTGCGCCAATCCCTTTGATACAAACGGATTAAACAATCCACCCAACGTCATGGCTCTTATGTTGGGATTACCTGATAAATCTTCCAGCTCTTTTAATAGCTCTGGACGTATGTGCTGACGAGGATTTTGGTTGTAGGCGTTATACAGTTCAGCTACGATCTGTTCCCGTTTTACGTTATCAAACTTAGTTCCGGTAATCGAAAACGTATTTTGCAGATTGCGTTTCAGTTCAGCAATACGTTCGTATTCTGCCATTGCATCAGTGTAAGGTTTACCATACGTCTCTTTGATGTCGTCCTGTACTGCTTTTCGTAGTGTAGTGCGAACATTAAATGCAGCTGCGCTTGGTGTACGATCTCCACGAAAATCTGCAGGTCCATCCATCTGCTGAATTTTTTTGTCTAACTGTTTACGCCAATCGTTTATTTCTTTTCCTGTTTTACCTGGCTTCCAGTTTAAGACCTCTTCTAATTCCTTTGATAGTACTCCGCGAAACTCAGGTAATACGCCACTGGCATCGTCAATATTTACTTTAATGCTAACATCTTCTACTTCACCTAATTTCGATCCAGCCGATCCTTCGACAAATCGCTTTTTTCGATCTGTAGTTATGCGTATACCATCGCCAAAATTTTCCTGCAACCTCGCAACTATGTTAGCTTTTAATCCATCTAAATTGGCATAACTTTGGCGCATTAGAGGATCTAACTCATTCATAGCTCTTTTATAAGCTATCTCACCCTGCTTGTTTACACTTTGAGTTGATTTTTCAAGTTCATCAAACGCTTTGGTATACAATCCTGTGCGTTCCTGATTGCGCCATTGACGCACTAAATCACCCTTTCCTTCATTGGCTATTTCACGCAACGCAGCTATAGCTACAGGACCAGCAGAGGTTGAATACCCGAATGTTTCATCTACGTATTCAGATGCCAGTCCTTTATCGGGTCTACGTATACTACCTGCCCATTCTTTAACTTTACGACCTGGCCATTTAGCTGCTCTATATGCGGTCACGGTTGGGTCCAGATACTCAGCCTTATCGGCAAGTTTACTTAATCCACTCGCTGCTTTACCCAATTTAGCTCCGCGTGCAGCTAACGCTGTGCCTCGTAACGGAAGAGATGCAGCTCCAGCTAAATTAGCTAATGCGCCAGCAGGATCTCTTGATATTCCTGCAGGTGTTAGTGATTGAGATATTTCCCCACCAATCAAGCTGGCCATCTCTTCGGATTGCGGTGACGCGAGATCGATGTCTGCACCCATCTTACGTCCCAACACATCTATCCCTCCAGCACCAATACGAGCTACGTTTGCCAAAAACGATTGATCTGGATCGGCTACTTGTTTAGCGACATCGTATAGACCTTCTCCCGTTTCAACGATTAGGTTTCCTACGCTTGGAAGAATGTTTTCTTTCAGCTGATCGAAATCTACATCCTGCGTTTGCCACGCCTCAGTAAAGCCTTTAATACGTACAGCCTCTGGATTCTTTTTAGCATATTCCAAACCTAACTGCTTTGTATTTATTTTTCGATATTGTTCGGGATAGGCTTTTTTAAGCTCTTCACCAAGCTCTTCGTGTGAATTAAATACTTTCATTATGTGCCTGTATGGTTTCATCATACGGTAACCCTGGAACGCTTTTAACTATCACTTTACCTTTGGGTTGTTGACCTGTAGAGGTTGTTGTAGCGGTTTTTATTGGCTCAGAACCAAAAATTTGTCGAAGTTTTTCAACATCAAGTTTTGGCACTCCATCCTTTCCAACAATTACTGCACCACTGTTCGTTAAGAAATGTTCTCCGTAACCAGCAGCTACTGGATCAAAACCTGTTTTTGCCATTTCCTCTGCTAAAGCAGCCATCTGTTCAAGGACTGCAAAACGAGCCTCGTTCACACCTTCGCTCAAACCAAACTGCGGTATTAGGCGTGATACCAACTGTGCGTCTTTGTCTGATGGTCTACCCTGGTTAAACGCGCTGGCTAATCGCAATGTATTGGCATCTCTTACACCATCATACGTTGTTCGCGCTGGCATAAAATGACTTTGAATGATCGAATCAAAATCACCTTCTGTTCCGTATAGTAATTCACCCAATGATCCTAACCGTTTGTATCCAGCAGCTTTAAGCCAACTGCTTGGATCTTCTATAGCGTCAAACAAATCACGCATAGTCTGAACCATTGACTTCAATTCTACAGGTTCAGCTGGAGTTTCTCTTGTCGATAACCCAATGGCTAAACCGGACAATGCCAGAGATTTATATTGATCGGGCAGTTGAGCAAATAATTGAGCTATCGCAGGACTTGCAGCTATTTGCTCTTTATAATTTTTGTAATTAACGCGCCCTGCTTCGGCTCCGTTTTGTAAAAACTCTGATATTTGAGCAACAGCATCTTTGTGTGATCGAAGTTCAAGTGCCGTGTTTTTTGCTGCTGCTATATTTTTTTTATTTTCTGTGTCTGCTGCCAGCTTTTGCTGATCCAGGTCCAGCTTCTCCTGACGATATGCTTCATCTGCAGCTTCTTTCCTTCGTGTTTCTTCTCCTTTACCTAATGCAGAAAGTGACTTAAATAATGCTGTTCCCATTCCCGTAGTTGGCGTTTCCGTGACAGCACCTGCTCGACTACCTCTGGCTAATGCGTTAATAAAATTAGCTCTCGCCTGGTTTTGACTTGTAGCTTTATTGGCATCTGCAATAGCTTTGTTTTGAAGATAAGATGCTCCACCTGCACCTAATGCCTGTAGCAGAGTTGGCAGCATCTTTCCTCCATACAAACCATCATCACGTTTAGTTGTAGGAGGCACTTCGGTAGTCATCGAAGATGGGGTAGTTGTTGTTGGTTTGGGTGCAACAGTAGGTGATTTTTTTTGCTCTTCCTCTGTTATTATTTGATCGATCTCATCGCCCTCAGTGCTTGCAGACGTACCGTATTTAGCAGCTAACTCTTCTTCTGATAATGTATCTGCATCTGCAAAAAACTGGTCAAAAGTCGTAGGGTCTTGTGTTTCATCAACCTCTTCTTCGGTAACAGCATTTGCATCTTGTATTCTTTTTGTTTCTCTAACCCACTTACTAAAGCGGTCATCTTTTGATTCTTGAGTTCCAATGTCAAACGCTTCGTCAGGCTGTAAAGTTGGGGGAGCGGTGACGCGAGAAAAAAGAGTTTCTGAAGGTGCCGTTTCATCTTTGGGTGTAAAACGCCTATCCATACTTGCATCTAAATTTGCTTTTGCATCATCTTCTGCAGGACTTACAAATAGTGATCGCAACGGATTTGATAATTTTTGTTGTTGAGTCAGCCAATCGGGTTTGAACTCTTCATTCGATGGACCAAAACGGACATTCCCTAAATTTGATAAGAGTTCACTTTTATCGTAAACCCTTGTATAATCCGTTCCTGGTTCTACGCCTATCGACACATCCGTTCCTGCGCGTTCTCCAGTTTGTCCTGGAAAGAATGTTTGCATTCCCTCTGGCGTTGCCCCTTCTTGACGCGCTACAGCCTGTTTGTAAACAACAGGATCTATATCTGTTAAGGGGGTGTCCACGGTAACTGTTTGTCCACTCAACTGCGATGCGATTGCTGGAACATTTATTAACGCATCTTCATATCCAGCTGAATCTGCCTCTGCGCCAACATGAGTTCCCAAATGTTCCCCAACAGTAATACCTTTACCTAGCTCTACGCGGTGTTCCTGATCCATTGCCTTACGACCTGAGTCCGCGCTGTCAAAAATGATAAATCCTTGTGGATCTAAACCAAGTACACCTTCATAGGTTTTTCGCGCCCATTCTTCACTGGGTGCTTTTAGAGCCCACGGATTTAAAATGCGTTCAGTACGTGATGCCATGATTTATCTCATTCCACCTAATTGTCGCATTTGATTTGCTCTGTTTTGATATGCGCGTGCTTGACGCATTAAATCTTTGTTTGGGGATACAATGGCTTGTTGTCCTACGCTATTCATTCCTCCACCCATTCCTCCACCCATAGCTCCACCTACTGCTTGACCTACTGCTCCACCCATTCCTCCACCTGCGGCTTGCCCCAAACGGCCTAATACGTCCTGCGATGGACCTGCAACTTTACCTGGACCTCCGGTAAGAAATTCAAGCAGACGATCTTGAACGCCCTGGTTTCCCATCATACCCATTGCAGCTGCGCCTATTGGACCCATGCTGCCCTGCATTTGTTGAGAAGTCGCACCCTTATTTCCCAGGGCCTGTTGTATGTTTGAAAAAGCATCAGCGCGTGCCTGTTGTCGCTGTTGTTTTTTAGCTGCACGGTTGCCCAAAAATCCTTCGAGCATTCCCTTGCCTCCCGATAGCAACAACGATCCTAATAATGGGTCCATTTTAATTTCCTCACTTCTTTCCTGGTAGATTTAAAGATTCTCTAATTTGTTTGATAAAATCTGATGCGGTTGCATTTGGATCTCGATTAAGCATTTCCAACAACACGCTCGCCAGCATCGCCTGTTCCTCACTGCTACCCGTTAGATCCAGATTTGGATCCATCGCAGCGATGACCGTAGCCAGTATGTCCAGATCGTATTCACGTCCTGCAAGCGTTTTCTCGCCATCGATCATGCCGAGCAATTCAGCCAATCCGATCTCACGCTGTTGTAATACCTTGCCAAGTTCAAGCGCATCAGAGTATCTGCCTCTACGCTCTTCTTCGACTCGTCCAGCTGCATCACTCAATACATCCAACTCTTCTCTTCGTTGTGCACTGGCTAAGTCAAACATCTGCTCACCAGCTTCACCGGAGGTGATGATGCCAAAACGCTGCAGTTGCTCCAGCATCTCTTGCTCGTCTTGTTCTTGCTGTTCGGCAAGATCAGCCAAAAATGATTTAGTGGTAACATCTTCTTCTCGTAGGTAATCCTCGGTGATAGGAGTTGTGTCTAAAGCAGAAGTACCTTTGATGCCAGCTTTTAAACTTTTTAAATAGCTTGATAAGTCTCCTGTATCTACCGAATCTTTTTCATCACCTGTTCCTGGAGGCTGGCCCGTGCCAGGCCCAGGGACACCTTCCACTGTTATTTCGGGTAGCTCAATAAATTGTGCTATGCTTTCAGCTGTAGGAATTTTACTGATTACGTTTTTGTAAAAGTCGCTCTGTGGTCCTAATAAGCCTTGCAGTGTTGGGTCAATAAGTGCACCAAAATCAGGTAACCCAAAATCAGGTAACCCAAAATCAGACAGATCAAATGCACCAGCTGCCAAACCTCTAAATTGTTCCAGCATCTCCGTTAATTCATACGGATTCAAACTTGCTATACCATCAGGGCCGATAATCTGCATCAGCATATCCAGTGCTGCACGATCCTGTTGATTAAAACCACCTAATGCAGTTTGCAGTTGACCTAACCCAGCAATGGCTGGACTAGTCAATGCACCCAGGTTAGTAATCTGGCTGACCAGATCATCCAATCCTGAAGGTGCTGTAAGGCCACTAAGATCAATGCCACCTAACGCATCCTGCAATGCAGATATTCGTCCTCCAATACCTGTGCCTTGAGGTCCAAATGTCCCTATGGTATCGGATAACTGTTGGATTGAATCCGGTGCGCGAAAGCCAGCTATACCTGCTGCTGGTCCCGTGCCTCCACCTGTTCCGTATAATATGTCTAATAGGTTTTGTGCAGAGGTTGTTGGATCTCGTAAAAAGTCTTGGCCAGCATCAAATGATTCTATGCGCCCTAATCTGTTTTCCAAATTGCCCAACAGATCAGAAACGCCCGTATACCCACCTCGTTGAAAATCATCGTATAATCCTGACATACGGTCTGTGATTGGACCAAAAAACGCATCCAGATCATCTGGACCAATACCAAAATCGGCTGCGGTGAATGGATCGATACCTTGTGCTACACCACTGCGGATAGCATCAGATACACCTGGATCAACAGAAAAATTGGCTGTACTTAAATTAATAGGTGGTATACTTGGGAATAACAAATTTTGTTCTGGAATAGGTGACGCGCCATGCGTCAACTGCCATGCTGCGCCAAACGGATTAAATGCAGTTCCACCTCCAGTTGTTTCAACACTACCCGTGGCATTACGCGCTAGTTGATTATAAACAGGTAAAAAAGTATTTTGCCACCAGCTTTGCAAAAAATCTGGATTTTGAGCATATAATTCTGCTGCATTTTCCCAAATATATTCTATGCCCAGGCCAACGCGACGTAACTCATCTAATGTACGGCCAGGTAGAATCCCATACGCCACTGGATCAAACACCTCGGAATAATCTTTCGGCAGTACATCCTTAAGATCCGTAGCCCCCACAGGTTCATAGTCACCTAAAACTATACCCGTAATAGGATCTATATATTGTCCACCGATTCCGTAAAACCTATCACCTTCAACATCATACCGTGGCTGGGCTGGGCCTTGTGGGCCAGTCCCTCCCCACATATCACCCTCATCAACCACTTCCCGTTTTTCATCCGATGGATCGCCTTCCTCAAATTCAAATCCACCTGGCCCTGGAGGTGGAGGTGGAGGCTGAGGTTCTGTTCCACCTCCACCTGCTCCAGTGCTTCCTGCTCCTGCCCCTGATAATGTGGCCTGATATTCTGGCGATTGAGTGTATTTTCTCCAAGCATCTATTTCTTCATCTGTTGCGTTTTCACCTGGAGGTTGTGGAGCTTGACTTCCTCCTCCTGGCTCTACTGCAGGGCCACCTGGCAAATCAAAACTTGTTGGGGTCGCAACAGCTTTTGCTCTTATTCCTGACCCTGGAATCGCATAATCACCTGCTGGGCCTGGTATATCCTGACCAGCAATAAGTATGTCGAGTTGGTCGTCTGTAAAGTTGTATCCAGGAGTTAAGCCACGGAAATACTTACGCGCTTTGCTTTGATCTACGTTAATGTTTCCCTGTGGACCGCGTGTGGTAGCACCGGAGCTGTGTATCCAGTTACCTGGGACGTTAAAAGAACCTGCTCTTGCCATTAGTTCGCTCCAATAATCATAACTGTGCACTCCTACGCATTTTGCCTATAGGCTGATAAATCATATGCGCTCTGCGTATTCTAAAAAATTGATTTGAGTTGTTGTTTTGAAACTGCAAGCTGCTCTGTGAATCATACCCCTGCATGTTCAGATCACCCGATAACATTCGCAACGATCCCATCTTGTCCTGATCTAATTTTGAGCTACCAAATTTAAATGCGCCCTGACCCATGTTTAAGTTTTCCGATGTGCCGATGAGTCCACCGGACTCCTGCGTCACCAGCACATTGTAATCGCCAGAATCATCAAAAAAGGTGCGTGAATAGAGCCAGCGTAAACGAGTTTCACCTCCCTGTGGAGCTACCGATCCCGTAATAAAATTGGCACTGATCGAAGTCCCATCGTCGTTATCGTTGTCTGAAACCATATCATAGAGTTTGCCATCAAATGCACCTGCATGTGGTTTGTTATCCACAATACCACTGCTCCCACGATCAAACCCACTATACGGTCCATACCAGGTATCAAACCGCTCGTTATAGATGATGACATGATTCATCTTGGTGCTCGTTCCATACGGCACAAAAAACCATACTTCGTTCACGGCTGCATAATACACGGCATGAATAAATTCCAATCGTGCACTGTTCAAACTGGTCCAGTATCCATCGTCCAGCTGATAGGATATCTTGTTGATCTGATCTGATCCTGACCACATATATATGCCATCGGGACGCACAAAAACCTGACGCTCATTAGGCAGGGTTAAACAGCCCCGTGAGGCAATGGTGCCAGCCTGAGTAGTCTGCTGCACCTGGAACGGAATCGTTGAGTTGCCTGTAGGCGTGAGGGTATGTATCCCTCCGCGTGTGTGTATCGATAATGAGTTCTGCATAGGGACAAGGGCAGTGATAGCCTCACCCATGTTGTAATAATCCGCAGCACCCCATGTCTCAATGTCGAGTATGTTGGATCGCCAGATACGGTTATCGTGTGCGTTCGTATTGGCCATCCATAAACGGTTGTCCCACCATGCAACCTCACTTGCATACGTAAAACGAGAGTCCAGGCCAAGCGCAGCCACATTACCTGATGCGTTCCACACTATCGGTGGATCTACGCCATTAGTCGCAACCATTCTGTTGTTGGTATCTTTTTCGCCCGTAGTGACAAACTTAAAGCTGTTATCATCACCAGAGGTGATAGTCACCGATCCCGTGATAGCACTCCATCCCGAATCGTACTTGTATATTGCTGCACCAGCAGTGATCACCACAACCGATGCACTGCTTGTATACTCAAACTCATGCACTCCGGTAACTGGAGTAGTGCCTCCCACTGTAGTTGCACCCTGGTAGTTGGCAAAGCCCTTGCGCTTTTCAACAGCACCTGCTGGGTTGATTCGACAGTTCTCCATCGATGACAATTCTTCTGGCCCCACATCTTCGGCAGGACGATTATATATAACGCCTCCTGTCCAGGGGCCAAGCTGCACCGATCCACCTTGAATCGCCATTAACTGGTGCCTACCGTACCATCAACGGGCAAAAAAGAGAAAGCAGGATAAGTGTCGTGGCGCAACATCCGGTAACGCCTATTGCCATCGCTCTGCTGATTAATTCGTAGGGCGCGATCCACCACGCCACGGTATTCAGCAAACTCAATATTCGCTCCCTCATAGTCACCTTTTTCCTGTTTGTATAAACGCGATACACCGAAATACAATGCTGGCTGTATGACATTCGGAAACCGCAGGTCAAGGCTGATATTATCGTCATCGCTCACGTAATCGGGCACATAGGCGTAATACCTGTAATCGATCACCGTGTTTGAATCATCAGGAGCTGGATACAGTTGGACCTGTTGGTTGCCTGATGAGTCCAACCCAACCATGATGACGTTATACGGTTCGCCAAGCTGCGATTGATCGGGGTCGCGTAAATCCAGATCTTCGTTAGAGACAATCGCCATCGTGTAATCCTGGCTGTTGTTTCTAAACGATATGGCGTTAGCTACATCCGATTCCAAAGGATAGATCTTGGTCGATGCCATGCTGCTGATCGTGCCGTAATTTGATCCATCCACCTGCACTACTTCGCTGGCTGCAAACGTGCCAGATTCATTTTTAACCGTGAGCACATTTGTAGATGAATCCCAATTTGTAACCGTTGCCGTAGCAGCACTGGTCTGACCTGTAATAGTATTTGTAGCCGAAAAAGTTCCCGTAGGGCTGGTAAGCGTAAACTCACGGGTGCATTGTATGGTTGCGGTCTTGTGTAAGAACCACCAGGTAGCTTCGCCTACCAGTTGTTGAATGGTGGCATTAAGATAGGTGCGTGCCTGAGTTTGAAATGATGCGTTGGTCGAAGATAGACCCGTACGCGACAATGCCATTTTGATGCAATCCAAAACATTCATATTAGATTCGCCCAACTTCCATTTTCATAACCCTGGAATTTGTTATCGCTGCTGTTGTATATGAGCATTCCATTAACAGCGGTTAAGGCATTCCGCTGCGTGGTGGTTAAACGCGGTACGGTAAAGCTA